TTAATTGTGGCAGTGTGATATATACCATTCTGAATATCATTATATAATCTATTAAATATTGGTTGCCAGGGTCTACGATCAATATTAATGAGAAAATATGGTGCAAGTTGGTTAGATTCTGAATATACCACGCCCATGCCAACATCACCGTGTTCTAAAAATCCTGTTTCTAAGATCGGCGGTGGCGGAGGAGGAGGTGGCGGGCGCGAAGGAGTTATACCAAGACAGCTTTGAATAGCGGCGTCTTGTACATCAGGATCGTTTGTGCCTGTCATTGCCTTATATTTCTCTTGAAACTTTGTATTTACTTGACCCCAGGTGAGTGTATTGAGTTTATCGAGCACTGCTGGTTTTGATGGGTAATCCTTGCCGGCGGGCTGGCAGCCGGCAATACGCCAGGCTTGCTGGACACATTCTGGGAAAAAGGGACCTGATGCGTTATTATCAAGTTCGCAGGGGTCAAAGTTAGTTGTGCCAATACAGAGCCACATTGCCGCGTTTTGAATAATAGGACTTTTTCCGCCCTTAATGAGACTATAAATGGCATCATATCCTGCTATTGCATTAGCAACCGTAATAACGCCACCTCTATAGAGCACGGGATCGACATTTACATTTTGTTCTTTTAGAAGTTGAATAGCAACACTATCGCGTTGACCTGGAGCAGCGGCAGATTGTAGCATCTGTATAATAGAACCGCCAGTTGTTAAACCGATACTTTTTGCGAGGGAAATAAGGCATTCGGTACTTAGTTTACCGGCGCTATCAGGGTTGCAAATCTGCGGTATTGCCGATTTAGGTTTTACACCATTGAGAGGAGAGCACTTGGCACTATAACTACCTCCGCCCTGTATGAGGCATTCGCCATTAGAGTACCATTTTCCACCCATATTATTGATACATTCGTCTTGTGTGTATAAACGAATGCTATAATCGGGGGACGGATAGCCATACGTACCGCAATTATCGCCATCTGCTGTAACAAAAGGTGTAGGAGGAACATAGCATGACGCCGAATTCATAACTGGAGTTGTGTCACAGTTCGCGGCGGGGGCTGTAATATTACCAACTGTTCGTGGAACAGGATACTTTTCAGAGCCGTCACTGTTTGTAGGAATAGCATAGCCGGTCGATTCGCAGAATCCGCATATATTATTTACCGAGGGTGCGTCAATTGCAATACACGATTGAATACGTTTACAATTTTTAATATCTTCAAGCTGTTGGGCAATGGTAAGATTCCATATCCACTGACCGCTTCCGTAGTGGGGTACACCATTTACGCCATCATTGTTTGGACCGTTGGGAAACAAAGGACCGCTTGCTTGTCCAAGTGCTCCGCTTGAGGTTAGATTTGGGTCGGGTATATAATACCATCCGCATCCTATGGTGGCACCCTTCAAATGAGGAGGCAAATAGGCGGGCATTTTTGCGGATTTACACCATCGAATATCGGCATTGGTAAACTTGTTATTACTATCGGCTACAAGATTTTTAACCTCCATAGGATTTGATTTATTATCTAAGTAAGCATCTGGCTGAGTAACTGCCGACTCAAGGATCTTTGTAAAATCAGGAAAAATATCACTTGTTAATAATTCTTTACCGGCAATATGGTTATAGTAATTTTGTTCTAATGCCTCGAACGGCACTGTGGCAGATAGCAGTGTAGTTTTTGCATTACCGCTACCTGATAAAGATCGTATGAAGTCATCCATAGTTGTTGGCTGTTGACCGGAGGTGTTCTGAAATGATTCAATACTACTTAACTTCGATTTTCTAAATAGTGTTAAAAACACCATTCCTGTAATAATTGAAACAATTACAATCAACCAGATAATCATCTGCTATCCCTCTACAATATTTTACTAATTTAATTATGACTGGTGCATCGGTTTCTAATAATTTATCGTAAGCACATAATTCCTGTAAATTAAACTCGGATAATATCAAGGGCTGATGCCATCTTGTCAAATCCAGGATATTGACGTAGATCTGGAGTATCTGATGTAAGGGTTATATTTGCCGAACCAATGTCATCTCTGTAAACAATAACTTTGTAGCCTGGAGGCACCTTTATAGAGCTCACTGAATCATTTCGAATGTATCGAGTAAATAAGTCAAATGGATATCTACCTACATCTAATTTAATAGCATTTCCAGTAAAGTTATAGTTATCATAAAATGTTGGTTGCATATTAACATTTAATGGACTTCGGATAATATCAAGGGCTGATGCCATCTTATCAAATCCAGGATATTGACGTAGATCTGGAGTATCTGATGTAAGAGTTATATTTGCTGAACCAATGTCGTCTCTGTAAATAATAACGCTGTAACCTGGAGGCACTTTTACAGAGCTTAATGTATCATTTCTAATAGACTGAATAAACTTGTTAAATGGATATCTACCTACATCTAATGTGACAGCATTTCCAGTATAGTTGTAGTTATCGTAAAATGTCGGTTGTGCATTAACATTGACTGGAATGTTTATTTTACAGTCAGCACCCGCATTAGGATTCGTAAAATCAAACGGGATGATCTGATCACCATTAGGAAATGTCTTTTGGACAATGACATTTCGGTTCTCGTCTAGGAGTTTGAGTTTCATACCCTGTGCTCTATGCGAACAGCAATCTGTGCGATTGTAATAGATAACCTTTGTGATATCATAGTTCTGCTGTAAATCAACAATCCAAAAATAATTATCACCACAGTTTCCAGGGTTGCCTGTACTATTAGGACCTACGCCTGAGTGATATTCTTTGGGATAAGCGCGCGGAGCCATAACACCATCCACCGCATTTCGAGAATTAGACTCAGGCTGATACGATGGGCTGCTACCGTTTGTAGGCTTGTTTAGTGCAACATTGACGCCATTCTTGTCAAGAACAACAAGCTGTGAAATCTGTATACAGTTCTCACCAGGATGTTGGTCGCTAGCATCAATGCGTACAAATCGCGCTATAACACCACAAGACGATCTTTTGACTTGTTTAATACCATAACATTGTTCTACAGCGAGTGCCTGTGTATTTGGGTCAGTTCCATAATTGGCAGACTTTTGTATACCATTGAAATAGTCTTGTACGGCTTGTAGGCTGCCCATGTTTGTAAGTTTGCTAACAAGCTTTTGGTCGATCTGTCCGTTTTTAATTGGTGCCATTGAGCCGCCTGTCTGGCACGCTTGGAATGGATATTGGTCACGCTTTTTGGGAACACTTTCGTTGTTTCGTAGACCACTGAACCGATCAGCAATGCTTGTATATGTGCCCTTATATGTTAAACCCTTTGCCGGTACACCTGGCTTACGATCTTCGTCGGATCCGTTATTGAGCCATAGATATTGTAGACAATCGGGTGTAACATTTCCCATTGGTTTCGGCACAAGACCAACAGAGCCGTCGGGATTATCGACTAGGTCTTCGCAAGGATTTGTGATAGCAAATCCGAACAGTTTCATTGCGGCATCATTCATTGCGGCAATACGAGTTTTCATATCCATACTAATAACATTGCCATTACCATCTTTACCAGTGGTGGCTGTAATATAAAGGTCATCGAGATAGGCACTAATATCCGACAAATCGCCATATTTATTGAGTTGAACTAGTCCTCCATCTTTTCTAGCAAGAGTTCCCTTTGTAGAATCACCGCCTGCGCCGTGGAAAAGGTCAAGTAAGCAAGATATACTATATTTACCTGAGGTCTGATCATCAGCAAAGCAGGGAGATGTTTTGAGTAGGTTAGCAGATACAGGATTTGAAATAAAGGGTCCGATTGGTATACGTGTAGCATCGTCGGTGTAATAAGGATCGGCAAGATATGCAGGAACAATCGCAGAAAATGTAGCAGTAGTCGATTTAGAAATATTGCTCCAGAACCAGAACTGACTCTTTTGCATGGTTGATTTCGAATTCCAAGCTGGACCACGGATTAGTGAGCTCTTCGAAAACGGACCAAACATACGAAGAGTATTACGATTTGTTTTTACAGGCATTCCGTTCACCATTTCGATTGTAGGCTGGAATGATACTATGCGGTTCTTTGAACCGACCATCTCCCATTGAATAAGAATGGCGCGCTGTGATACTCCAGGTGGATCATTATTATCGGTAGTAGAGTATTGGCTATATATGCTACTGTCTTGTGCCGGCTGTGCGTCTGAACCAAATGATTGGAAAAAATCGTTTATCTTCGTATTAATAATATCCGTATTGATAGATTTTGCAGGCTTGAATCCGTAGCACCATACACCAACGCCCTGGGCTTCCATAGTTGAATCACAGAAACCGGCTTGCGAGCGATTGCCAACAAGTGAAAATGGTGGTATACCGGATTGTATAGAATATACAGTTTCTTCTTTATCTCCAACTCGACCACAATACTTTGACTGTAATCCAGCTACATATGCATTAGCAACCTGTCCATTTGTAGCAAGCTGTGTGCCAATACGTTGGCATATACCGGCGGCAGCTTCTTTGGGAATTGTATAAAGAGTATTTGGTGAATTTGGAATAATTGCTTGGAAGACTTCCGCTTTTCCATTAGGACGATGCGGCTCTTCCTGTGCGACCAATATATCCACTTGGTCCTGCTCTTGTACTCCGCGGATTAAGAGTGTAAATTCTTCTCCACCCATACCCTGAGTTCTAAATGTACGTTTCGTTGGCACGTGGGTGACAACTACTACATTTAGACCTGTGCCAAAGGGAGCTAGGAATCGTAGATTTACATCATATTTTTGACCCGCGGGTTGGTATACAAAGTCGTTTGCTACAGGAGCCTGTGCACAGGATACCGTAGGTATTTTAAGACCCTCCTTTGTTCGACCACCCTGAAAGCCGCCTGTTTGACCGATTTCTTTACAATTTAGTTGATTTACAGCCTTTTGACAGGACTTAGAGTCAACGTAGAACATACCAGGCGGGCATTTTCCAAGGCTTGGGTAATATACAGGATTTTTGCCAGAAGCAGAATCAATTGCTTCTTCGCGATCTTGTTTTAATGAAAGTAAACCGCCAATAAATGTATCGGGTTTTTCACCATTAAATCGCGTACCAGCATCAATACAAATACCACAATCTGAATATGTTGGATCATCTAACTTTGAGCAACTAGAACGACCTTTTAGATTATTTTCACATTTGCGTGCATTAATTACAACATCGTTTGGTGGTGGTAGTTGGTTTTTAACAATATCCATAGAAAGTCCTATATTTGTAGGGGACCGCACTGTAGGATCAAGTGTAGGGCTTACTAAAGAGTGCTGAATATCAACATTTGCATTGTCTGTAAGTGAATTAAATTTATCTATATATTGTGACGTTGTAAGAGTAGTATCATTATCAATATCAGCAGGCGCAACGGCAAATGTTGCTAATATAGGATCCAAGCTAATACCTAGATTATTATACGTTCGACGTCCGACCTGAATCATAGAATCACGTTCAGATGTAAATCCTTCCGCCTTACGACGGGCAAATGGTACAACAAAGGTTACTACAAAAGCAACCACGAGCAAAACTACAATAGCTATGCTAAGCATTGCCTCTACCAAATTACATCAAAATAATATCGGTAGAGTTCGGGAAACGAAAACAAGGGTTTAGACATTATCGGGGCGAATATTGGATGTCGAATCCATATCACGGGTAATAATGCGTAGGACGAAGTTTGTCTGACGGCTTGTATTGATGAGTGCGCAGCCGGTTTGGACAGTTGCCGCTGTGTTGAGGATGTAGGTGAGTCCTGACGATGAATTAGTTTTGGAATCCTCCTCCTGGGACAAGAATCCGCCGAAATAGGAGGGACCCTGATTGCGCGTTGTGCCACCGGTGGTAGCAGGATTGTCAAAGCGGTTACGGATGATGATAACGTTACAGTAGCCGGCGTTGTTGCGTCCGAGAGTAATGCTTGTGCCAATATTAGGCGCGGATCCTGTAGTTGCAAGATAACCAGTCGCAACAACGTACTGACCAGTGGACTTGTTGATGAAGTTTGTAAAGTCTACAGCACCGCTGGCAGTAAGAGTGCTAGATGGTGTAACAGTACAGCCCTGAATATTAATAATATCGCCTTCAGAAATAGCACTGAATAAGAAGTAGTTTGTTGTTCTGATAAAAATATAGGGGTTCTCGGCATTTGTTGCTGTTGCAGCACAGTAGTTTGTAGCATCAGCGGTTGTACCGCTACCAGTATTTATTCCATACCCAAAGTTTGTGATTAAATCGCCAAGCTGAATACGGCTAATGAAAAAGACGTCGGGGTCCGGACTGATAAGCTCCGTATTGTGGCGCTCCATACGAATTGTTAGACGGTTCAGGGTCGCCAGGGGTGTCGGTGAATAGATACGCTGAGTCTTAAGGAACTTCGGAATAAAACCGGTGTAACCGGTCTTATCAGCAGGAACATTGGCAAAGCCGGCAGAGGTCGACGGCAGGTACGATTGCGGGACATATAAATCAGAGGACCAGGTCGTATCGTACTGAACAATCGCAAAGGTATTGTCCTCTTCAGGATTCGTGGAGAAGGAGTTGTTATTGAGCTCGGCAATACGAACACCGGCAAAGGGCAGGGAGAAGATATTGACAACACGGCTAGTATCGTATGAGCCCGCCGCAGGCACACGTACAAGTGCAGTAAGTGACTCAATCGGCACAATCGCCTTCACAAACTCAATACGCTGAATGTTGCGAAAGCGCTGCTGAACGGCACTATTATATCCTAGTGCTCCCGTGGTATTACCGGTATTGAAAATTACGGAGAAGTTGTAGCGGTTTTCGGTTGTATTTACTAACCAATTACGGTCGGAGCTCGTAATAAAAACGTTATACTCAGTCTCGCGGTACTTAACAACGTCCTCCTGGGGAATGATGTAGTCTTGAGGGCGAGGAGCAAGCAGCGGCGGCGGCGGATCGGCTTGAGGTGGAATAGGCTGTGTCGCCGAGGGGGGCGCCTCTTCACGGATCTCCATACGAGGTGGCATAACCGAGGCAGCCCCATTTTGGGCACGTCGAACCTCATTGTTAGGAAACGATGGTGCAGGCGGTGCAACGGGAATGCCAAGGGCGCGCGCCTGGTCCTCGCGGCGCTTCGATTCGCGTTGCATTAATAATACGGGATCCTCCTCTTCGTCAAGTTCGGGCTCGGGCGCACGAAAATCGGGAAGACCGACCTGCGGAATAGGGATAGGCGCACGCGCAGCCATCATATTATCATATCGGGTGCTTGTATCCTGGAAGAGTTTGGATATATCATCGCCGCGGGGGTAGGTGCCGACCGAGACGGTTGTAGGAGGCTGCGCCGCCTGCTGCTTGCGTAGCCAAGAATCCATAGACGTTTCTGTCTCACGAATCACTTCGGTCGCAAGCGCGTTGGCGGGCTTGTCTTGTCCCTGAACACGGGCAACTTCTGTCATAAAGTGCTGGGTGTACTTCTGAAGTTTCTCATCGACCTTTTCGGGTAGTGCCGAAAGACCCATTTTCTTCGAATAGCGTGTACGTAGGAATCCTACGATTTTGGAGTAATTTGCTCCGTTTAGAAACAAGTTCTGTTGCGGACCGCTGGGTCGTCCGGACATCTTTCTAAACTACCAACATATATCGTAAATTTTAAACGGAACGCTCGACGATCAGATACAGAGCGTCTTGACCGCCTCTTCAAGCGCCCCTTTTCGCGGTTTCTCTTCAGCAAATACAATATCACGAAACTTATTCATTCTATCATCATCAATCACGTTTTTACAAATATCAGTGAACTCTTTGCCGCTTAGCAGGCATATAATTACAAAAAGGGAGTACATACCACATTCAGACCCCTTTCGCTGATGACGAATATCATTGTAGTAAATATTCTTACATCCCTGGTCTTTACAACGCTTGAGAAGTCGCTCAATTTCATCGGGAGGCTCATAGCCATAGGAATCGAAGTAGTATGCGTTGCCTTTTTCAAGGTCAATAAATGCACATACCCAATGCGAGCCCGGTTCATCGTGAGGATCTAGATTGAAAATCACACCGATCTTGGTCTTGCCCTTTTTTGCCGATTCCTGTAAATCAAGCCGGCAAAGTTCGTTAACAATACACTTGCCCCACGCATTTTCGTCTTTTGCGTCGAAATCGATGGGTACGGGTCCGATGAACTCAAAAAAAGGATAGGCGGCTTCATACTGTTTCATTACGTCTTCAATATTATAACTATCGAGCCAGTCGGTGGGTTTCTTGTCCCATTTTTGGGGTTTTTCGGGTTTGAAATACCCCTTTAATTCCCTTTTATCCTTGTCAGACAATCCAGGTATTTTCTTAACAGCACAGAACTCGGTTTCGCATTTGTAGTGCGATTTCATCTTTTCACGTAGTTGATTCCAGAGTGTTAAATCTGTTGGTTTGGGTTTACTTTTTCGCACATGCCGTGTTTGTTTCGGTTTTGCCCTTCCACCTACATCGATATCAGTATGCGGGTCCGCTTTCCGTGTTTGCGAAATGCTGATTTTATGCCGGGGGTGCGTTTTGTTCCACGTGCGTGCTAGGCGTTCAAGAGCGTCCGTAGGCAAACAGGTCTCTCCATCCCGGCGATGTAGCGCAGGACTACACTGAAAAGTAGACATTTAGGCGTCCTCTTATATTAAGATTAGAAAAAGATGAACCATTGTAAATGGAGCCAGCCTCTTGTAGTAATTCGTCCTCTATGAGGAACAAAAACGGAGATCCCGTTATTAAAGATGTATTTTTCACCCGTTTCTTTATGCCACTTATTGTATCTATTTTGATATTGTGTGGAATTGTGGCTGTTATATCGACGCCGCCCGGCACAGGTATCAAATGGGACGGTTTTGCGACCGCATTTGGTGATACGGTAAAAACGGCGGCGAAAGTGGGAGGTAGACGCCGATAAACTAACTTTACACATAGTAGAGTATGTCGTTTAACGCACCTTACATTATTTCAGTTGTCATCTGTGCAATGTTAGTCATTGTTATTGGTGTGACATTTGGCACACTTTTACCAAAGGATTCCTCGCAAAATACAAAACTTCTGGCAATCATAACGGTATTTAGTTTTGTAGCATCACTGATTGCGTATGCGCTGGCGCTTTATCATTTTAGCCACAATCCGGCAAATATGATTCAGTTTATACTTG